TTCTTCTTCATCGTCATCTTCTTCGTCATCACCAGCAGCAACGCCAGCGGCTTTCTGTTTTGCCAGTAATGCATCTGCCTTTTCTTGGCGTTCTTCACGCGAAATTTTCATTCTGCGCTGCATTTCAGAGGCTTCGTCCTGCGTCATACCAAGAACACGATTGTAAATGAAAATATCATCTATCACGTCCATATCAACCATGAGCATTTTGGCAATCTCACACTTGATCTTTTCGATGGTCATTTTTCTTTCTTCATCAACAGTGAGACTCAGCGGCCAAACAACATCAAGCTCATCAAGTGATACCGGAACACCTTCTACGGCCAGAATGTTCTGGTACAAGCCTTTAATGGCAGGTGTGATAATGGTTTGAATGCGCCTGATTCTTCTCAAAAAGTTACCCATCTGGTTATCGGAAGTGGATTTTGAGTTGACATCGACTTCTTTACCAATCAGCAACTTCGGAGTGCCGGTTGAGTAAATCAGCTTATCCTCACAATACATGATATCTTCGATATCCTTGCCTGTGTTGGCGTTGTTATTCAAAGGAATAACATTACCACCAGAACCGGCGCGGGTAGGTACCATGATGTCTTCAATGACCGACAGTGGGTTATATTCCCATGACCATTGGCCAGTCTGAGGATTGATATACTTTCGGCGCATGATTCTCTTTTTGTAGCTGTCAAGGAACGCCAGTGCTTCATCGCCCTGGAGTTCTCCAACGTCCACGATCATGGCATAATTCTGGTTTGCTCTTGAAAGGCGGGTAATCATCATACCTTCTTCCATGAGTCTGAGCTGTCTGTAAAGCAGACGGCTCTTTTCAACCATCGACACACCCTTACCATACTTGCAGAACCGCTCTCTGTCTGTGTTTAAGCACAGGTGAAAGATTTCATTGTCGTTAAATTCGGCATGGACAGCCCCGGCGATAATCTGATTGAGTCTGGGTTCCTTACTTGGGAAACCATCAATCATAATCGGAGCAATGGTCTTAATGGGGATGTTACGGAAACCAAGGAACTTCTTACCGGCAAGATCGAGTACCAATTCTTCTGCATTGTCACCATACTTCAACATGGCACGAATCTGCGGGAAAAGCTGTTCCTGAATAGAAACTCGTGCTTCAATTTCTTCAATTTTCTTCTGGGCTTTTGTGTTGCTGGAAATGACTTTAACTGCTTTGGATTTGTCATGATCATTGGGGTAAATGACGTAATCGGCATTGACATCAAGTGCCGCTGAAATTTCTGGCACTTCATTGTCCATGTCATTAAGCTCTTTGTATCTAGTTTTGTCGGTATCATCCAAATAAATGGTATTCTTGATTTTCTTAGACCAGTATTCGGCGGTTGGCTGAGACGATACCATTTCATCGTCCATGTCAACATTGGTTGGACGCGGCTTATCCACGGCGGCCATCTTTTCACTTACAATCTTTTCTATAGCACCAGAGTCAACAAAGCCAAAATAATTCATAACTCTATCAACAATTTTCATGGCAACAATCCTTTTCAGCAGAAGTCTATCTGCAAGTATAACCGAGTTTTATTTTTGATTCAAGGTACCAGTAATCCAATCAAGGAACTGATCTTTTTCACTATCGCCGGTATTGTGATGAGACTGACCTTTTTCATCTGGGCTACCGTGAATGCTGCTTATGATCAAGTCTTCATTTCCGTAAAGCGGGTCAACATGCATGTGATACACGATTGAAGCTACAGCATCAGCTAAATCCTTGCTGGACATGATGGGATGATCAATTTTATTCTTTGTGTAGTCGCGTTCAAGGTCATTTAACTCTATTTCCAATTTTGGGTGATATACACAACGAATTCTACCATCATATAATGCCGTTCTGAATGTTTCATACGGTTCTGGTGTTCTATCCAACGAAATGTAACTCATCATAATTCCGTTTCGTTTCATTTGCTGTTCCATGTCTTTCGACTGGAATCCATCAGCACCACCGCGCCGTATTCGGTACTTCCTGTTCTTCATCTGGAAGATCAAGTTTCTGACTCTGGCAATTTCTACTTCGCCAAATTCCTTCTCTGGCCGCACTTCCAGAACCATTTCGACAACGCAAATTGGTAGCTTTTCATCAATGGTTTCCATTTGTTGTGTTTCATCATTGAAGAATTCACGCTTCATGTATTTGTAACCATCAATGTAGCCCTGCGCGTACCCGAAGCTGTCCTTGGTGATACCAATGTCCATGCCGATGTAACGCGCCTTTTCGGGCTTGTGATTCTTTCCAATGATATACTCAGCCGCCACATATTCCGGTTTCGGCGAAAGCGTACCAGTATCAACGGAGAAGATTCTGGGCAAATCATCATCAAACATTTCAATAATCTTGTCTTTATTCCCGATAAATGGCTGTATCGCATGAATACCGTACCCTGCGATATCTCTCAGGGCATTTTCAATATCGGATTCAAACTTATCATAGAAATCCATGGGCACATTGATAACTTTTCCAGTAGGTTTATCATGTGGGCCCAAGATACGACTTCTACGATTCAATTCGCCAATTTCAACTTTGAATTCCTGTGTGCTATATGCCTGACGATTGACAATCCACTGGTTGTAATCCATGATATGAACGGTCTTAATGCCGGTTCGCTTCTGGGTTTCAATCGCAGAATCAATATGTTCGCTGGTGAAGTCATTTGGGTAAACGCGAGAAGAACCGAGATAAAGAATCCCAGGTCGTTTCTGTTGTTTTGGCTTTCTAAAGCGAGAGTCAAGGCGGCGGCGTAAGCTTCTATACAGGGTTCTAGCTTCATCGAACATACCAGAACCAGACTCAGACCGCTTAGAATTCTTGATCTTCCTGAAAAAGTTGGCTTCATCCATCGCACCAGAAAACAAGTTCAAACCAATATTAGAACTATGTGAGCTTGATGCTGGAAATAACTCTATCTTATTCGGGAACACCAACGAATCAGTTGCTTTCTTCTTGTTGAACATGAAGTTTTCATTGAAATAAGGAATCTTTTCAATCATGCCCTTAACTGTGCTGAAAATGTTCTTTTTGCCCTGCTGTTCTGTAACTGAAATGATAATGATACCAATTGGTGAGTCTGGTGCTAGAAAATAATACCGCTGTGGCCACTTCAAACAACTAAGGTAATAAAGTTGCCAGAGCATCCCAAGTTCCATGAAAAAGGATTTACCCCAACCGATAGAACCTGTCAAAACCACTTCCTCAATGGTCGAGCCGGGAGAATGGATTTCTATGAAATCCTCTCTTAGTTTTGGGTAAATGGACTCAACCACACCAATACCGGTCTTGGGATTGACACCGCAATAATAAGGGTCATCCAAGAATGTTTCTGGCGAAACCATGGCGTGTTTGAAAGGATCAGCTTCTTCCAGTATTTCGCCAAATGCATCTTTTAAAACTTCCAGAACTATGTCTTCCTGACCTTTGTATTCGTCAAGAATGTCTTGGACAAAGTGAGGATCGTCCAGTGTTCCAAATAATATACTTTTGATTCTTTCAAGTTCTTGGTTCATATTGGTAGTATATGTTATGACTTGTGAAATGTCAATTTTGGAAACGTAGGAATACTGGTTTTAGGAAACGTGTAAAAATGAAATCGCCCTAAACAGGGGCGGGCTGGCAATGCTTAATTGTTTACTTGGGAAAAGATCGCCAAAGGATATTCGGGTTTAGAATATCCTTTGGAAATTGGCTGGTTGGAAATTTGTCCTCTATATCTCTTTTTTCTTTCTTTATTTTTCTTCTTTTTCTATTATTGTCTCTTTACGTAAAGAGTAGGCCAGATTTTAAGTTTTAAACCGGAAACCAAGAATTGATAAGGGTTTAGCCATAAAAAGTCCTACTCTTTACGTAAATAATAGGCCTACTCTTTACGTAAATAATAGGCCTACTCTTTACGTAAATACTCTTTACGTAAAGAGTATCAAATTCTAAAACCGGCACTAGATATAGCTTTGCTGGTTTTGTGTCCTACTCTTTACGTAAATACTCTTTACGTAAAGAGTATCAAATTGTATTTTTATAGAATTTACATTGACATAGAATTAGAATTACCATATAATCTATTTACAATTTTTAACCAAAAGGAAAGTATATGCAACACTATGTTTTGAAAAGAGATGAATTGAAAAAATTGATGCTTCAAAAATTTTACAATATTACGAAGCTATCAAGAGATGCAGATGTGTCTTACCCGAGTTTGTTAAATGCTTATAATCATGGGAAGCCGGTTACAATGAGAACCGCCGAAAAAATTTGTAAAACATTGGGAGTCGAATTTAAAGATTTGTTCATGGAATAAGATCATGGAAAAAATTTCGTTCAATTTTGTTCCGATACCGGTAAGCATACTCAAACAGAGTTTCAAAATGCATATGTCCGCGTCTGAAACAAAGATATTTTTAATGATTCTTTACCAGACATATGCATTTAATGATAAGCCCCGTGGCGAATTCAGAAAAATGTCATTGTCGTATATGGCAAAATTGTGTGACATAAAACCTGCAAATTTGTGTCAGTATTTACAGCGACTAGAAGATAGAAACATCATTATCACAAAAAAACAAGACCGGTGTAACTATTGTAAGGTGAACCCAAAAACAGAACAATGGAAAAGTGTCGAAAGTACAGGAGTCAGAATCAATTTTCCCAAAAAATACCGCAAAGAACTTTCAAATTTCAAAAAGTGTGTTAAGGAATTTGCCATAGAAAATAGAAAAGTTCCTTCAATGGAAGATTTAGAACGGGCGATTGAAAATTATTTTGAAGAAGAATGGAAATCGTTCGATTGTTTTGAAAAGATTGATTTTAAAAATTTAATTTCCGAAATTAAAATGGAGTTGATCGCATGACTACAAAACGTAAACGAGAGTATCTTGAATATTTACAGTCAGAGGAATGGTTTGCGATCAGAGATAAAGCATTTGAGTTCCATGGAAGAATTTGTCTTGATTGTTCAACAAAAAGGAACCTACAAATACACCATTTGCGGTACCCACGGGTGTTTGGCCAGGAAGATATTGAGAAAGATTTGTGCGTTCTTTGTAAAAAATGCCATGATAAGCGGCATGGATTTGAACTACATTCGTTTGAAGATGAGTATATTGACGCAGGAAAAATTTTCGACGATTGTATAAATGTTCCGATGTTTATATTGCGAAGAATTTTTGAAATTAGAGCAAGGTGTCAGGTTATCCATATTATACTGGTATTACTTTTGTTCTATAAACGGGGCATTATGGCTATAACATTTTCACAAATTCAAAACAATCTTTCCATGAGTACAAATGGGCTTAGAACCTATATATCCAGAATGAAGCAGGGAAATATTATTTTGATCAACGATGGTCAGATATCTTTGAATTTTGATTTGTCGAAATGGAAAACCCGCCGATTAGGGAATTGAATATATTTTTCTTGACAAAATGTTAGTAATGTATTACAATCATATCAAATGAAAGGCGGGTTTTAAAGCATGAATCACACGCTATTCTCCGATATCCTAGATCAAATACACAATCCAGAGATTCGCAAGTTCACAATCGAGTGTTTAAAGGAAGCTCCAGAGGAACTTGAGAAAATACCAACATCTACTTCTGGTAAGTATCACCCCGAAATGGCTAACAAAGAAGGTGGTTTGGTATGGCATATAAGACGCGCTTGCTGGTTTGGATATCAGACAATCAAGTCTTACAAGTGGGACAAAGACGATATCCGTGGCGATATCATACTTTCAGCCCTCTTACTTCATGATACCGGCAAACGTGCCGAGTATAAGAATTATTGGGAATACGTTGACCACCCGAAGACGGCTTCCAAAATGATTGCTCGTTATCAGAAAATGCTTCCAGAAAAGGTTTATGTCATGATCTCCCTTTGCGTTCTCCATCACATGGGACCGTACGGCGGGAAGTTCTACATGAAACCAATCAAGGATTATAACATTCTTGAAATCGCAGTCTATCAAGCAGACTATCTCGCATCACTGAAGGAGATTGAAATTGTATGAAACGAAATAAAGACGTTGTGGCGTTTAAGATCGCCGAAGACCTTAACGCAGAAATCAGAAAGTTGTTCACTGCCAGAATGAAGACTCTGGGTATGACCCAGGAAGAAGTATCAAGGCGCATGGGTAAGTCTCGTTCCAATGTGGCAGTTCTTCTTACCCAGAATAACATCATGTCATTACCAGTCATCATAGACTTCTGCCGAGCATTAGACCTTGATATGAAAATGCTGTTCAACGAAAGGCAACCAAGTGTCAGTACTGAAGTGGGATAAAATCACTCTCGACAACAAATGCCGGTTTGTCTGCAAGCGCGGGACTACAGAACGTGATTTAAAGAACTGGCTTTCAGACAAATACAGCTTATACCGGCAGCGAGTACTGGTCATCCAAACATTTGAACAGTTTGGTAAAACAGTATTCGATGCCCAGATTATAGGGGGAATGCCCAATGTCTGAACATGTATATTATGGTCAGATTGTGATTCAGGTCATTATCATTGCCATTCTGTATCACTCATATAATCAAGTTTCTAAAGACAATGTGGAAAATGCCGAGGCCGTAGCAAAGGTTCAGCAGGTATGTTATCATCTCTCTGTTCAAAGTATGATGCTGATTGTGAGATTGACACTGGTAGATTTGCAGATGGGGAATGTTGAGTATATCACTGTCCATTCACTCATCAGAGAATCAGAATTACCAGATGAGATGAAAACTACACTTTTCAATCTTCTTGAAGAAGTCTGTGAGACTTACAATATCTCGAAAACGGAGTGAGCACTCTCCCGGCTAAAGCCGAGAGCTTCTAGGGACGAGTCCCAAAGACTGTGTTCCCAGTCTTAAAATGTTTATAGCGGCATTCAAATCTCTGTCCATGACGAGTCCACAAGAACACTTGTGGACTCTTTCATTTAGAGTTTTATCTACTATTTTGCCGCATTGACTACAAGTTTTACTAGTGTTTCTTGGATTTACAAAATTGACAGTTCTACCAGCTTCTACCGCTTTGTATTTTATCAAGTTTGAAAATTGGTTCCAAGCCACGTCCAAAATACTCTTATTTAAACCGGGAATCCCCGC